CTGATGGTGCTGTGGGATATGATTTATATAGCTCCGAAGATGCGACTGTACCGTGTCAAGCGGGGCGAGCTTTAGTGAGTACTGGTATTGCACTGTCTATCCCCGATGGTCTGTATGGGCGTGTAGCCCCTCGTTCTGGTCTAGCTGTGAAGCACTGTATTAATGTTGGTGCGGGTGTTATTGATCCCGATTATACCGGTGAAGTCAAGGTCGTCCTATTTAATCATGGTATGGAAGACTTTGAAATCAAGAAGGGTGATCGTATTGCTCAGCTTATTTTGGAGAGGTGTGAGACACCTATCATTAAGGAAATCGGTCTTCTTGAGGAGACGGTCAGAGGTGACGGGGGTTTCGGATCTACAGGTCTTTGAAGATACTTCTTTCTTGACAATACCATAAGTCCTCTGGTGTGGGCATAAAAAGTATACCATGACTCATAGTCATAGATAATTTTGCTTTGTTAATGTTAGGGTAAGTATATAATATCCATCTTTCCCAGTATTCTGCTCGGAAAAAATCCTCCCAATCTTCTATAGAACTTTCTTTAATTTTCAACATTTCTTTCTGTATCTGACTTGGATCCGTTTCTATTCGCAGCTTCTTAGGAATGATAGCACCTTTCATAAGAAGTTGTGCACGCATTAGTCTTGCATCACCGTGATCTGTATAATCTTGACGATATTTATCACCGAAATCTATAGTTCTTCTACTTGGTAAGGTAACTCTCAATTTGTGGGTAAATGTAGGACTGGGTTGTAGGACGACGTGCATTATAAATTAAAGATTAGAATATATAAAACTGTATGTCACGCAATATTATAGATGTATATGATCGGTCTATATTTGAGATGAAAAATCTATTTACACCTGAAGAGTGTAAAGAATATATAGAGTATTACGAAAAGCGTCTCCACAAATTTCAAGGTCAAACGATTGATACATTAGGTAAAATATCAGTGAATACTGATTTTAAAGATTCACTTGATGCACATCTTTTTGGTGATGGTAGGGCGCCAAATCAACCCCCAATAGCACGGAGGCTATGGAACTTGTACATGGATAAATTGAAAATATGTCATTCAGAATATATGAAACATGTGGCACCTCTTGACCCCACGGAGCCGCATGGTCCTTTCATATTAAAAAATTTCATGCATAGAGGTCGCTCAACGACACCACAAATACAAAGAACCGACAAAGGTTGTAAGGGATTTGCTTGGCATACAGATTCTTCTGGGTGTGGTGGGAAAGAGACACGAAATATTGCAGTGATTATATATTTAAATGATATAGATGAAGCAAATGGTGGTTCAACAGAGTTCAATTCTGGTAGAAAAGTACAACCTGAAATGGGTAAGGCTCTATTTTTTCCTGCATCTCATTTACATATACATAGGGGTAATCCTATTTTGAATGGTCCGTCTAAATATATAATAACATGCTTCATAGAAGAATGGTCTAGAGACTCTTTCCAAACTGATGTTAGACACTTGAAAGGACTTGTGATCAAGGATCCATAATAGACTTAAAAAATCGATGAAATAAGTTCATATATGAATGACGACTATATTGTAGAATATAGAAATGCATTTCCTCATGAGTTATGTGACGAGCTTATGAGTAAATGGAAACCTCCTAAATCTAATGGGATGTTAGATTTTCATCCTACCACACCCGCGTCTATAATTGAAGAAATTAAGACAAATCGTGACTATAGATTAAATCTTAGACAGGATGGAGAATTGAACCTTAGATACCATGAAACATTGCAGATATGTAAAGACAAATACGCGAAGATAGCACGTGAGAGAAATGAGGATAGGATTGCTTATAAAGGTGGTCCATATCTAACTGAAAGCATGATTGCAGAATCTATGCAATCAGATGTAATAATCTCAAGAACTGATCCTGGTGAAATATATAATTGGCACACTGATTTTTTAGGTTATGATAATCAACCGTCCCGACTACTGACATGTATATTGTATTTAAATGATATGGATGAGGATGCTGGTGGCCGTACAGAATTTTCAAATGGTAGATCTGTTCGACCAGAGAAGGGTAAAGTTTTAATTTTTCCTGCAACCGTTTATTATGTACATAGAGGTACTAAAGTAAACAAAGGTTCTAAATATGTGATAACAACATTTTCCTCGTGGTACCAGGGACCAAAATACCCATTTAAGATTAAATTTGATAAAGATTAATTATTAAAGATATAAGGATATAGGGTAACATGGATGACTTTATTATAGAAATTAAGAATGCATTTCCTGATGATTTATGTGATAAATTTTTACATGAATGGGTTACTCCTAAAGAACACCTCATGTCATTATATCACCCCAATTTACCCATGGATGTTCATTTAAAAATGAAATCAAGTCAGGATATGCGTTTTGATTTCTCAAAACAGTCTCACGATATATTGAATAATGATTATCAATATATAATGGCAAACGTAAAAAGAAAATATACGGATATTCTGATTGAAAAGGGATTAGATCGTCGTTCTCATATACCACCTGAATCATATATATTCCAAGATCATGTTATAGGTTCTGATCAAACAGGGATAGTATTGTCAAAAACTGACCCTGGTCAATATTACAACTGGCATGTAGATTCCGTGTTCGGAGATTCAGCTGTACACAGAGTGCTGACATGTATACTGTATTTAAACGATATGGATGAGGATGCAGGTGGTTGTACAGAATTTTCAAATGGTAGGTCTGTTAGACCAGAGAAGGGTAAAGTTTTAATTTTTCCCGCAACCCCTCAATATTTACATAGAGGTGCCACAGTAAACAAAGGTTCTAAATATGTGATAACAACATTCGCGGTAGAACCTAAACTTGAGGAGCCCCCCGCCGCGCCTTTCAAGCTACCATTTATAGTTAAACCATAAAAACCCTAGACACTTCTCTTTCAACTTTTGATTCTGCGATACAGAATCAAAAGTTGGAGTTTTGAATATACTTTTTACATTGTATGTGGCTCTAGTTACCGAAAGCGACACCGCCCATACCGTCCTTTATACGAAGGATGTTGTAGTTGACCGCATAGACCCGATGAAGAGTGTTGCCACCTGATGGGTTTACAAGGGTGAGTTTGGCGTTGTCAATGCGACTGAAATTTAGTGTTCCTGTGGGCTGCATCTTACTGAGGTTGATGCAGAATGGCCATGTGTAAGTGGGTAAATCCTCGAGAACATCATCGGGAAGATCTGTGCTGTGCATTTCTGGTACGACTGTATGGTGGTACATAGCCGAAGTTTCTTCGAATAGAGCTGTACCGTTGATGTAAAGTGAGGCCTTGTCGAAAGTGTACGCCGTGTCCCAATCGGCACCCGCGGTGGTGTTACCAGATACGAGGTGAAGAGACTTGACGGGGTGGTTGAAATAACTGATATCAATCTCAGTATCCTCCTTGGCAGCAAGTTGGTGTTGGGTTTGGGTGATCAGAATCTCATGCTGATTATCAGTGAAGTACTTACGCTCGTCTGTGTCTAAATACACATAGTTACCCCAAATCTTGGGAGTTCCAACGGGTGTGTAACCGTCCCTGCACTTAATCCTTATCTCTACATCGTGGTACTGTAATGCAACGAGTGGGAGGCACTTAGTGTAATCTTCACCAAAGAAGAAAGGGATCATAAAGTGATCACCACCATGGTTAGACTTCAGGGTGGCAGTCGAAGCGCACATCGAAGACTTGGCCGCGCTGTCACGCATGAGGGGGTTGTGTACACCTTGGATAAAGAGTGAATCAATCTGGCTAACCTTTTGGCCACCAATAAAAAGACTGAATTCCGTGGGGTTATTCGCAGTAGAAGAGAAAAGACCGTCTGGGTTGTCTTGTACGTTAGAAACGAGCGAATCTTCAATCCAGATGTAGCTCATGAGATCACCCTTAGAGCGGATGGGAATAGTAATTTCATTGTTCGCACCAAATGTACCAATGTAATCCATGCGCTCTGGCTTCATAGCGAAGTTGGAATGGCGCTTGTAATTTTGACGGAAAAAGCTGACCTGGGGATCACCCGTGATGAAAACATCCTGGGCACCCACCGAAACGAGTTCGATCAAAGCAGCTGACATTTATTAATAAATGATATTAAAATTTTGGGTCGAGATATACACATGGTAGTTTTTCAAGCACTTACATGGGAGGCCCGGGATGTCGAAGGTGAACATCTAATTAGTATCTTCGGTAAAACTGAAGAAGGAAAGTCTATTTGTGTGACGACTACGTTCGACCCATATTTCTTTGTAAAGCTTCCAAAAGGAACGACACCTACAGATGTTACTCGTCTGTACAATGATATTAATGCCCTAAGGAAAGATCACGTCACGAGTTACAGTCTGACTAAACAAAAGGATGTTTGGGGATTTCAAAATAATGAAGAATTTTATTTTATGCATTTGAACTTTAAAACTTTGGAAGCCCGACGTAAAGTAAATTCAATTTTCATGTACAATAATGATTTCAAAAAGTATCATGTATACGAATCAAACATCGATCCCGTCCTGAGACTAATGCATCGTACGGGTATTCAATCTACTGGGTGGCTGGACACAGGTCCTAATTGTGTTCGCTCTCATCTTGCTAAGACGGATATTGACCTATGGTGTAACGATTGGTGTACACTCACACCTGTAGAGCGCGATGATATCGCACCATTTGTCGTAGCGTCTTTCGATATTGAGTGTAACAGCTCTACTAAAAAATTTCCTGATGCCGATGTCCCTAAAGACGCTTGTTTTCAGATTGCTATTTCACTCTGTAAGTTTGGGAGTGAAGAACCATACGATAAAACCTGTTTGTGCTACAAGAAGACGGATCCTAACCTAGAAGGTTCAAATATCATTAGCTTTGACACAGAAAGGGAAATGCTTCTCGCTTTCAAAGACTATATGAACAAACAAGATATTGATATTATGACAGGATGGAACATCTTCGGTTTCGATCTTGAGTATATTTACAAACGGGCTGCCATGGTTGGGTGTGGTATCGACTTTTACGACTTGGGTAAGTTCAAGGATAGTGAGTGTCATCTTGTCAGTAAAAAGTTGAGTTCGAGTGCTTTGGGTGATAATTTCCTGAAGCTTCTACCCATGCCTGGTCGGTTTATTTTCGATATGTTTCATGAAGTTAAAAAGGGTTACAAACTGGATTCATACAAGCTCAACGAAGTTTCTAAGCTGTATCTCGGTGACCAAAAAATTGATATGGCTCCCAAAGAGATGTTCGCGCGGTACCTCGAAGGCGACCCTGTGAAGCTACGAGAAGTTGCCGAGTACTGTGTGAAGGATACTCTATTGCCACACCGTCTCATCAAAAAGCTGTGTACACTTTTGAACTTGCTCGAAATGGCTAAAGCTACGTGGGTTCCTATCGCCTTCCTCGTGGAGCGTGGACAGCAAATCAAAGTATTCTCTCAGCTGTCGAAAAAGGCTCGCGAACTCGGGTACATGGTCCCGACGATTAAGTATGGAGCTATTCCCGAAGAGCCCTATGAGGGTGCCACAGTTCTCGAGGCCCAAAAAGGTGCATATTATACCCCTATTACCGCCCTAGATTTCGAAGCCCTGTATCCTAGTATCATGATGGCACATAATCTTTGTTACTCTACGTACGTGATGAATGAGAAAGACTATGGAAACGTCCCTGGTGTTGAATACGAAACTTTTAAGGTTGGTGAGAAGACGTATAAGTTTGCCCAAGGTGTACCGAGTCTTCTTCCAGCTATCCTTCTTGAGCTTAAACAGTTTCGTAAGAAGGCGAAAAAGGACATGGCCGCAGCCACGGGTTCGATGAAAGAAGTATACAACGGTAAGCAGTTAGCGTACAAAATCAGTATGAACTCTGTGTATGGTTTCACAGGTGCAGGTAAGGGTATTCTTCCGTGTGTACCTATCGCTTCTACAACGACGTGTAGGGGTCGCGGTATGATTGAAGAGACGAAGAACTATGTCGAGGCTAACTTTCCGGGTGCCAAGGTGAGGTACGGCGATACTGATTCAGTCATGGTTGAATTTGATGTGGGTGACCGTAAAGGCAAGGAGGCGATCGAGTACAGCTGGGAATTGGGTGAGAGAGCCGCTGATGAGTGTAGTGCACTTTTCAAAAAGCCAAACAACCTTGAGTTAGAGAAGGTCTATTGGCCTTATTTTTTGTACTCAAAGAAACGATATGCAGCCAAGTTGTGGACAAAGGGAAAAGATGACCAGATGCACATGGATTACATAGACGTGAAGGGTCTCCAGCTCGTACGCCGTGATAATACGCCTCACGTGAGGGAAGTCTGTAAGGAACTGCTTGATGTAGTGCTAGACGCTCCAGATACGGGTCCACCCAGGGAACTGGCACGGGAACGTGCTTCTCAACTCCTCGCCGGTGAAGTACCAAATGAGAAACTCATTTTGAGTCAATCACTTTCGGATTCATACAAGGTTGGTGGTAAATCCGTATCGATCGTGAGTCCTGAAAGTATGCATATTAATCAAGCGCATGTACAAGTGGTTAATAAAATGAGAGAAAGAAAACCCGGATCAGAGCCTCAATCGGGTGATCGCGTACCTTACCTACTCACCAAGACGGATAACCCCAAAGCCAAAGCTTTTCAAAAATCTGAAGACCCAAAATACGTAGAAGAAAATAACGTGCCCATCGACTATCACTATTACTTCGAAAACAAGTTTCTAAACCCTGTATGCGACCTACTTGATCCACTATATGAAAATACTAAACAGGATATCTTTGGTGACATCATAGCTGAACATAAACCCCAAAAGAAGAAGACTGGTCCAGCCTTGAGTACCATGAAACGAGAACAGCTCATCGAGGAGTGTCAAAAGAACAACTTGGACGATACGGGTAAGGTTGCAGAACTTCGGGATCGTATTAAAATGTTTAGACAAAAACAAAACTCTGTCGAAGACTTATTTAAAAGTTACGCGCAATCTAATGATAAGGCATGACAAACAAAAATAAATTTACAAAAATTGTAATTGACAATATCAAAAATATAATTAACGATCATCTTCCCGATCTCTTAGAAGAAGCATGCAATGAATTTATGTATGACATGATCGATGAAGAAGCTAATGAACGAGTAAATAAAAAACTTGATGAAGTATCCAAAGTGCATGGTATCCCACTAGATCTATTATTGAGGGAGGCGGATGATGTTACCATATGTAAAGGTACAAAAGTCAAAGATGGTGTCACACATAGATGTTCATTTAAAGCCGTTGATGGTGGGTATTGTAAATTTCATAAAGTTCAAGGAGACAAAATTAAAAAACGAGATCTCTCCAGTATAAATAGTCATACACACGGACCCGAACAAATGTTCGTTAAGGGGTGTCCCGCATGTGAAAGTAAAAACAAGCTTATAGATTTGTGTCCTTTTATATTAAATAATGAGTAAATCGACTATTCTACTAACATCAATAAACAACTTTTATAATGAGGAAAAGAATCGAACTAAATTAATGAACATTCTAGACAAGACAAGTGGTATATCGCTTAGAAATTTGGAGTGGTTTATAACGAATTACGCAAAAAAGAATAATACAACTTACACGACACAAGATGGTAAGCTCTTTACCGTACATTGTGCATATAAGTCGAGTCTAGATGGGTATTCAAAGAAACTCTTCGATCCATTTTGTCGTTCGCAGAAGTTTCCGTATACCATTCCTGGGACATCTCATGAAATTCATACAACTCTAGCACAGTTGAATTTCATCAAATGGTGTATTAAGAATAATATTATAGACTACATCTATAACAATAAGACCTCGCTGTTTAATAAGCAAGTGACATAAACCCCCGGTCAAATACATACGTTTGATAACCCGTGTAATACATGTTTAATGAATATGTATTACTAGCAATGTCTACAAGTGAAGTTTCTGAGGTGTCTAATTTCACTTCTATAGATGTCTTATCAGATTTTATTTGACTAAAATCCAAGTTCCCCGATGGCTCCACATTAATCGGATTCATCGAGAAACTATATGTATAAATATTTCTTATAGGTCTTGCTAATCTATTTCTATATGGGATGAGATATTTATAATAGTTGTGATTTGTTTTAGAAACATTAGGTAATCTATTTCCATTAATATAAAAACTAGTTTCATCCATTATGGGATTAAAAAATGTTTGTACCTCATCAAAGTTTACATTAGATGAAAAATTGAACCTATTTTGATAAGATTTCCTTTCCTGTAAAGCTTGACCACCGGTTGGTTCATCCTCATTTTCAAAGGCTGTATTCCTCAAGAACCAATGAATACATTTTACAGGGATATTTGGTACGAGATTATTTCGAATCAGATCGTCGTTTGGTGTACTTATAATACTAGGATGTTTACGAACAATATCAGTTGTAAATGTTTGACGGTTACTCGCCAAATATTGACGTTCTTCAGGGGTCACCGTGATTTCTTCTGTGATCAGTTTAAACTCTGGGAGTGAAATTGTATCTGACGTATCAGTAAAAAAAGTTTTTTCGTGAAACTCCAACTCGAATTCTATTTTTTGACGGTGTACAGCACATACTGGAAAGTATGGACGATTTGGTTTATTTGAAGAATATTCATCACTTGCGTATTTTCTAGAAAAGAAGAAGTGTAAAGGAATCGTGAGATCAGCAGAATATTGTGAAAGTTCCTTAAATGCGGGTCCATTTGGTTCATATATTTTAGTTGCCAAAGTGGAGTCATCATAACCTATGTTTCTATTTATAAGAAATCTATTCGCCACCTTTTCAGATATTTCTAAATAAAGTTCATCATAAATAATACCCCAATCATCATGAATTGTTTCAACTTCTAGTTCATCTACGAACATAGTGACACTTTTTAGAATATGTCTCCCCAATTGGTCTGCATAATTAGTACCATTTGGTGCTGTGAGACGTGGCATTGTAACACTAAGCCACATGTTACTCAAAAGATCACCCATATTTTGTGGATTGAATTGCACTTTAATAGTTTGACCAAATGGCCAACCTGAAACAGCACCAGGATTAATAACATTACGACTTCTATGATATTTTCGAAAGTCTGAGTGTATCTTATCATTCTTATAATTAAAGAACGAGTCTTCTGGATCTTTGGAAAGAAGGTGTGTATCCTGCTTTCCAATAGCTTTGAGAGAAATCTTTGCAGCTTCACCCATACTTATCTATTGTTTATATATTTTTAATATCATTCTTCCACATGTCCATAGCTGTAGTAGACTTCATAATCTCGAGTTCCTTTTTCGCCTGTTCGGATTCCTTCAGAAGTTCTCGTACGCTTTCTTCCGTGTATTGAACGGTCTTAATGTTTAGGAGATAGTCCCAAGACCCATTGATTTGGGGGAAGAGACTGGAAAGTTGGTTCTCAAGTTCTTGCTTTTTACGGCGGAAGACGATGATGTCACCGTTGATGACCATAGTGACAAACTTCGACTTGTATTCACACATCTTCGATTTTGCCTCGAGAACCTTGATGAGATACTCCTTTCGCTTTTTGTAATATTCGTAACGGAGTTTGATGAAGTCACTCAAAATTTCTTCGGGTGTGTTGTACTTGTGAATACCCCGCGTCGGGTGGAAAAGGTGCATGTTCGATGTACGAATAACCTTTTCCAGTTTAAGATCCTTCACGGCATCCTTACCGTTGTAATCTTGAATGAGGAAATCCACATTTTCCGTCGTACTGTTATTGGTAAAGCTACTAATGATCTTCTTTTCGACGAGGCTATCCAGATGTTCCTTGTAATCCTGTGTCCATCGACCAGGTGGAAGTTCAGTCACCTTGATAGTCTTACCGACACAAGTCCAAAGACCCTGGGTCACCCATGAATCATCATCTTGTTCGAAAACTTGACCTTTGAAACCCCTGAACCACGGCTTCATTCGCTTGAGACTCTTGTTGTGGAGAAAATTGAGAATGTTCTCACGAATATCCTTGGGGTTAAACGGGGGTACATAGCAACTGAAACCAGTACCAATACCCTCACTTCCATTAACCAAAATCATAGGTAGAGTAGGCATGTAAAAGTCTGGTTCAATAGACCGTCCATCATCATCCAAATAATTAAGAATCGCATCATCCTTGGGATCGAAAAGCTTACGAGCCTCGGATGTCAATCGTGTGAAGATATACCTCGTCTGAGAAGCATCCTTACCGCCCATCAGCCGTGTTCCAAATTGACCACACGGTTCTAGGAGATTGATGTTGTTAGAACCCATGTAGTCGTTTGCCAGTTTGACAATGGTGTCGGCCAAACTTACCTCACCGTGGTGATAGGCACTCTTTTCTGCTACGAAGGCGGCCAATTGTGCCACCTTCATCTCGGCAGTCAAATTCTTTTGAAAACATGAATACATAACCTTTCGTTGGGACGGTTTGAGTCCATCACAAACGTGTGCGATGGAGCGCTTGAGGTCTGCGAGACTGAAGTTTACCAGGTCCTTGTGAACAAAGTCGGTGATGTTCAACTGTTTCACATTACCGTAAGGAACCTCTAGCTCCTTGGGGTCTTTTGCAGTGCTTTCAAGAAGCCACGTCTTTCGATCATCAGCTTTTTTCTTGTCAAAAGCCAAAGTAATAGATTTATCAGACATCACATCTGTATCAAACTTGACTGTGAGATCTTCGATTTGCTTGAAATACTCACGTGCCTCCTTCGAAGTGGAGGTACCCAAGCCCTTATAATACTTGATACGCCAACCGGGTTGTCCATTTCCATACCAGGCCCTGAATTTAGAATCTGTATAGAACGACTTGGTTTGGTTACCCCTAGAAGCCTTGATAATCGGGGTGACCATCGATACGACGAATCCCAACTCGAGGAGACTGGGCCAAAAGTAGTCAATCATATTGAGGATGAGCCCTTTGATGTGGGACCCATCAT